ATGGAGGAGGCCTGGACACTTTAGGTTCTGCACTCCTCGTAGTCTTCACCGTATTGAATTGGAGCCTAATACTGATGTATGGACACTTTTTATACCAGGCCCACACCTAAGAGAATGGGGATTCATTCGCAATGGCGAGTGGGTACAACACGAACAATATTTAAAGGAACGTTATGAAAAAGCGCACAGTTAGTTGGAACGAACTACAATCTTTAGTAAGCAAGATTTGTAGAGATATTAGTTTATCAGGTTGGGAACCAGATTATATTGTAGGAATTACAAGAGGCGGACTACTACCTGCTAAAATGATTAGTCATTACTTTGATGTTCCTATGCACGCCCTAGGTGTTAGTTTACGTGACGTTAATGCTGAACAAGGACCAGAAACTAATTGCTGGATGAGCGAAGATGCATTTGGATATCCTAAACAAGAAATCGAAGTTGAACAAGATAACATTGAAGGTATCTTTACTGCGGCGGACGAATTATTATCGTTAACTGATAATTATAAAAATATTCTTATTGTAGATGACATCAACGACACGGGTGCAACATTTAATTGGATTATAAATGACTGGCAGAGTACCTGTATGCCTGATGATCCGAGTTGGGAAGATGTATGGAACGGTAACGTAAAGTTTGCTGTTATGTTTGATAATCTAGCAAGTGAATGTAATGCTAAAATGGATTTTGTAGGAACGGAAATTAACAAAGCAGAAGAGGATGTTTGGGTTGATTTTCCGTATGAGGATTGGTGGACAAAATAAGGAGAAGGAATGCCAACTAAAGGAAAAATAGAAGGTCATAAAGGCGGTCATTATATTTCAGGTGTTGATACCGAAAGTGGTAACCATAAAGGAAAGAAACGTTACTTAAACGGTAAGAAACGTCCGGACTTAGATGCATTAGAAGCAGGAGACCCCGATAACAATGCAATTGATTGGTCAAGCGATTTTCTTAAAAAACTTAATAAACAATAAAGGAGAATGATATGAAATTTGATACTTTTACATCGAAAAAGAGTTATGGTCACGTAGCCTATAATAGAACCGCAAGAAGCACACAAATGTTTTTTACATTCTTGGTGATTTGTATCGCGATCGTAGGATTGTTTGCTACACCTAAAGCAAATGCAAGTATGTATTCAGCATTAGGTTGTATTGGTTGCCACGGTGCAAATGGTGTAGGTGCAAGTGCTCCTGCTCTTAATGACAAGACACCAGAGTATATTGTAGCACAACTAAAAGCATTTCAAAATGGTTCAAGAGTAAATGCAACAATGCAAGCAATGTCACAAATGGCTAAAGGTCACGAAGAAGCAATAGCGAACGAAGTAGGTAAAAAGTAAGTGACCGACCGCTGGACAGTACAAGTAGAAGAAGATCCCGAAACCGGTGATTTAGTTTTGCCTTTGCCCGAGAAGTTGCTTTCTCGTTTAGGTTGGGATATTGGCGATGATCTAAACTGGGAGAAAGTTAATGAAAACTGGACACTCAAAAAGATTGACAAAAAAGATTAGAGAAGGTATAATAATACAATGAGTAATTTAAAAGTAGCGGAACTGTTTTACAGTATTCAAGGTGAAGGACGTTATATGGGCGTACCTTCTGTTTTCTTACGTACATTTGGATGCAATTTTAAATGCGGTGGATTTGGTATGCCTAAAGGCGAACTAAGTACTAGGCCTGATGAAATTGCGTTAGATATAGACAACTATAAGACATACGAAGAACTTCCTATTGTAGACGTAGGTTGTGACAGTTATGCAAGTTGGCATCCAAAATTTAAACACCTTTCTCCGAAAATGTCAACAGACGAAGTAGCGGAGAAAATTGTTAGCATACTTCCTAACAAGTACTGGGAAGATGAGCATCTTGTTATTACAGGCGGCGAGCCTTTATTAGGCTGGCAACGTGCATATCCAGATTTATTAGATCACGAAGATATGTTAGGATTAACCGAGATCACTTTTGAAACTAACGGAACACAAGAAATCGAAAGAGATTTTCGTTTGTTCTTATTAAACTGGTCTTCAATGAGAGCAGGTTTTGCAGGTGGTGGTTGGCATAACATTACATTTAGTGTTAGTCCTAAACTAAGTTGTAGTGGTGAGAAGTTTGAAGATGCTATCAAACCTTCTGTCGTAGCAAGTTATGAAGAAATGGGTTACACATATCTTAAATTTGTTGTTGCTAATGAGCAAGATGCAGAAGAAGCACACGAGATGGTTAAATTATATAGAGCGGCTGGATTTTATGGTCCTGCATACTTTATGCCGTTAGGCGGTACTGAAGGTGTGTACAACGAGAACAATCGTAAAATTGCAGACCTTGCTATGAAGATGGGATATCGTTATTCAGATAGATTACAGGTTCCGTTATTTAAAAACGAATGGGGAACTTAATGAGCCTTTGGGAAAAAGTAAAACAGTTTTGGATTAGAAGTTATACTTCTGACCGTAGAGCATTTTATTATGAAACAGTTGCTAGTGCGGCTGTTTTTGTCTCTATGACTTGGATTTCAATGACAGCACAACATCCACCAATGCATTTAATTTATCCTGTAAGTTTTACAGGAGCAGTGTTTAGTATTGCAGCATTCATTCGTAGAGGTGCAGGATGGCCATTGGTAATGACAACATACTTTGCATTTTTACACGTATTTGGCTTTGGTAGGGCAATGGGATGGTACTAAATAAGATTAAAAGTTTTTGGTTACATAGTTATGAAACCGATAAGGTAGCATTCTTTTTTGAACTTGTAAGTTTTGTGTTTACTGTAGGAGCGAGTGCAACACTTGCTGCGACAGCAGATGCTCCGGATATGAGAGTAGTATATCCATTTTTCTTTATAGGTTCGATAACAGCAATCTATGCTTACTATAGACGTAAGATTGCTTGGCCAATGATGCTTGTAACTTACTTTAGTGTAGTTAATGTATTTGGCTTTTTAGTAGCAATGGGGTTAGTATAATGAATTTTATTAAAAAAATATTCGGTATTGATAAAAAGGAAGCCGAGTTAGAAGAAAGAGAATCGGAAGTTAATAGCAAACAAAAGAAAGTAGATCCAAAAGGAGCAGCAACTCGTAAGAAAGAACCGTGGGTAGGAGTTTTAGAAACTCACGTTAACTCTGAAAATATCCGAAATGGCTTTTTTGAACTTGACTGGAACAAGTATTTTATAGTACAATTAATAAATGAAGGATATGGTACTAACGACGACCCTGAAGAAGAAATTGTAGATCGTTGGTTCCGAGAACTATGTGCTAATGTTGTAGTAGATGGTGATTATGGCGGCCCTGTTGATACAGGATCATTGGATATTAATGCAGTTAAGCGTGACAATTAATGAATTATATTATAGTAGATACAGCAAATACATTCTTCCGTGCTAGACACGTTATCCGCGGCGACGCAGATATCAAACTTGGTATGGCTTTCCATATTACACTAAACTCTGTACGCAAGGCGTGGCAAGACTTCCAAGGCAGTCACGTAGTATTTTGTTTAGAAGGTCGTTCGTGGCGTAAAGACTTTTACGAGCCTTATAAACGTAACCGCTCCGAGGCACGTGCTGCTCTTACAGAAGCAGAACAAGAAGAAGATGAAGTATTTTGGGAAGCATTTGACACGTTTAAAGATTTTATTAACGATAAAACAAACTGTACTGTATTACGTCATTCAGAATTAGAAGCAGATGACTTAATTGCAGGATGGGTTCAAAGTCATCCAGAAGACGATCACGTAATAATTAGTACAGATACAGATTTTCAACAATTAATAGCACCTAATGTAAAACTATATAACGGTGTACAAGAAGTAACTACTACACACGAAGGTTTCTTTGACAAGAAAGGTGAACCGGTTCTTGATAAAAAGACTAAACTGCCTAAAGAAGTAGATCCTAAATGGATGTTATTTGAAAAATGTATGCGTGGCGATAGTAGTGATAACGTATTCTCTGCTTATCCAGGTGTACGTAAAAAAGGTACAAAGAACAAAGTAGGTCTTTTAGAAGCATTCGAAGATAAAAATACTAAAGGATTTGCTTGGAATAACTTAATGCTACAACGTTGGACAGATCACGAAGGTAAAGAACATCGTGTTCTTGAAGATTACGAGCGTAATAAGCAATTAATTGATTTATCTGCACAACCAGATGATATTAAAGTTAAAATTGCTGAAACAATTGCTGCTGCGACTACTGATCCTAAAGATATTAGTCAAGTAGGCATTAGATTAATCAAGTTCTGTAACTTGTACGATTTGCAAAAAATTAGCGATCAGGCACAAAGTTATGCAGAACCATTAAATGCGAGGTACGGAGTATGAATGATTTACACGCTAAACCAATTATCGATGAAAAGTTTTGGATTATAGAAGGCGACGACGGAGTTCGTTTCGCTACTCTACGCAAAGACGAAGAAAATCGTTTTGTACTTAGTAACAAGAACGGTATTAAATTTTTTAAAACCAAAGAAAGTTTAAAGAAACAATTTGGTAAAGACTTTTTTGTTGCTAAGATTGTAAAAGAAGCAGATGATTCCGAACCTTTAGAAGTACACGGTTACCCGTCAAGTGTTAAGCCGCATAATTCAATGTTTGATATACAACGTAAACTTCCTTTGTTTACAAAAAGCAAAGATTCGAAAAGTCTTTATTGTGCAGGTTACTATACAATTAAGTTTGAAAAGGGTTGGGTTAAGTCGTTTTGTCCTAAGTTAATTACAATTCAACGTTATCCATATAAGGGCCCTTTTAAAACTGAAATGGAAATGAGACAGGTATTATCTAGTGTCAACAAATAACCTACCTACAACACTTCCTACTATTGAAAAGTTAATACAACGTATACAATCGGCTGAGCGTAGCCAACAACGCGATATACGTATAACTATTCAAGAAGCACGTGACTTAACAGCAGAACTTGCTATATTAACTGCTCGTTTAGGTAAAACTGTTGCAGAAATGCATCAAACACTACAGGAAATAAAGGAATCAACAGGTAACATAGACGTTAAATTCGACGGCGGCGGTTTCTAAATCGGATAAATATACGTAGTTAACTAGGAATTAATACGTATATGAGTAGACCTAAGCCAACGGTTATTCTGGAGCACGCAAACAGAGAAACCTATAAAATAGAACAGATACTAGAGAGTGAAGCAATCTGGGCGGTGTTCTATCAAGGTAAGCCTTTCAATTTGAAGAGCGGTAGTCTACTTGCTAGTTATCCCGGTCCTAAGTATAAAAAGGTATCATTCTCTAATCCAGGTCACGCAAGAAATCTTGCTAAGAAACTTAACGCAATGTTTAAAACAGAGGACTTCGCTGTTTATCGTTTAACAGACGGAGTGGTAGAAGAGTGAATGGACGTAAAGGATCAATACACTAAGGTATTTCTTCAAGCCGCTGATATACCAGCCAACGAACAAGTTATAAATGAATACCGTATAAAGTGGTGGTGGAACGTTCGTAGCAAAGACGAAGGCGGACTTAGATTAACTAAACCTGCACTTGACTTTATAGAAAAAGAAGCAGGTATAAAAACCTATAAAATTAAATTTCCAAAAGAACTCGCAATCACTCCGCAGATATTAGTGTGGCTCGATAACTTTATCGAATCGCCTTTTTACATCACTAAAAAGTACATAACTGTTATGCGAGAGAAAGCAGCATTTGAATTATATCTGTTTAGTGGCGATGTTAAAAAAATGGGTTATTCAAAAGCAATGGCAAAACGTGTTCGCCAAGAATACCCAGTAGAAAATTAATCACATATAAATATTTTCACAATGTTAGATCTTAATCCTATAGACGTGTTAAAAGAAAGAGAAGTGGGGGTTATTCATCCACATTTCGCTAAGACAAAGGTATCTGACAGTGAACGATTTGATTACGATATTGTGAATTGGATCAAATCTAAACTTAAAGGAAGATACTTTATTTCTCATACACCTTCTATTGATTATGAAGGAAAATTGAGAATTGGTACTTTTATAGGCTTTGAAGAAGAAAAAGAACTAACATATTTTATGTTAGCGTGTCCATATTTAAGGAGAAACTAAATGGCAGAAGAAAATCAAGCAGTAGAAGCAGAAGCAGCAGCGCCAGCAGCAGCACCTGCACAAGAAGCAGCACAAGAGCAACAAGCAGGTCCTGAACTTAATGTTAGTGATTTACAGGGTCTAAGAAGCATCATCGAAGTTGCGTCACAAAGAGGAGCGTTCAAAGCAAACGAACTAGAATCAGTAGGTAAAGCATTTAATAAACTTACTTCATTCTTAGAGGCTGTTGCTGAACAACAAAAGGAGGCTTAATATGGCCAAAACAATGAAACACATCGGTAAAATTAAAAATACAGGTGTAAAAGTACTTGTAGCATTTAGAACCGTTCCAAATGAATCTAGTCAAGCATTAGTTATCAATGCTGCACAATTACCAGATTCTTATCACGATTCAATTATGAAATTAGTTGAGACTGAACAAGCACAAGAAGCATTTGAGTTTGGTGAGATTATGTTTACTAGACGTTTGCCCGATGGTAGAAATATGCTAGAAACTTTACAAAGAGAAGGACGTTTAACCAAGGTACCTACAGAAAATGTAGTTATGAATCCTACTCCAACAACAGAAATTCAACTAGACGAACTCAATAAACTAATCGCTGATCAAAGAGGTGTTACTGTTGATACACTCTATACACTTGTTAGTGGTGCGCCGAAAGAAGGTTCTGGCGATACAGAAACTTTACCAAGCGGCGAAGCAGCGCCTGCGCCAGCAAGTGACGGTGTTCTTTCTGATACAGACCTAGCAAGATCTTTACGCAGTCAAGCAGATTCATTATTTAAAGAAGCATCACGTATGCGTAAAGAAGCAGATGAATTAGATCCACCTAAAAAGAAAACAACTAAAAAGGCAGCGGCGAAGGCAAGTGCCTGATAAGCGTTTTTTTAAACCACCAAAACACCTTGTGGAAAAATGGCCCGAGGTGTTTGAAGATCTTTACGTAGATACAATGCCAGTTGTATATATGGACAAGATGCGCATAAACTTTCAAGACGGCCGAGAGTGGGAAGTTGATGTTAAAACACAATTAACATCTAATCCACCCGAGGCTGTTGCGGAAGCACTTCTTGAAATGATCGACGAATATAAAAATGAAATACAAAATTTAGATTTTGATATGGACGTTGAATTGCTTAAAAAAGATATAAAAAATAAAACTAAAAATCTTCTTTAATTGTTTTATAAAAACTTTCCATTTCAGGAAAAATTTCTAAAAATTTAGTTCCCCTTCTACGATCATACTCGTCGACAAATATAACAAAATCTTTTTGGAAATGAGTACTTTCATTAGATTTTGCTTCAAACATATTTTTTATTCTCTCTATACGATCTATTTCGTAAGAATGAAACAGTTCAGAATAATTTTTCATAAACTCAACTTGTTCCTCTATATAATGTAAGAAATCGGGGGTTGCAATTTCTATCGAAAGGAATCTCGGGTGATTAAGATACGGAATATCTATATTCATTTTATGTGTACCGTGTTTCCTTTTTAAATCCATTATGTCTATTAAAAATCTTTTAAATGAGGTTATAGATAAAAGATTGTATGTTGCCATAACAACAATCTTACTATTAGGAACTTCTGATAAAAATCTATCACAATTATCAAACCATTCGTTATAATTTAATCCTGTTCTAATATATTCTGCTTTTTTATCGTGTGCTTCTGCACTTGTAAATAACTCGAATCTATTGATATGTTTTTTGTCTTGTATTATTTTTGCTTTTTCGATAAACTGATCAAAATTCTTTTGAGGTACACATAAGTTACTATTAATAGCAAGATTTAAGTTAGGTTGGGGATTTTCTATAATCCAATCTAAAACCTTAAATGTATTCTTGGTGAGTAGTGGTTCGCCGCCTGTAATCCTGAAGGTATGTAATTTAGGATATAATTCAGGCCACCATTTCCAAAATGCTTCTACGTAAGGATTATCTTCAGAATTAGGAATAGGTAATTTATTATTTTCGTTTATATGATCTAAATCGTTAAACTTAAAAGTGGTATTATAAGGTCCAAATTCTTTTATTTCTTCCATCCATTTAGAACTTATATGAGGAGCACAGTAAGCACATTTAAAGTTACAAACATTAGAAAAACTAACTTCTACATATGACGGATCAATGTTATCAATTGATCCTGCATCTAAACACTCGTTAAAATATGGAGATGCCCATTGATTACCGCTTTTAATAACTCTATCGCTAAAAATCTCTTGTTTTTGCTTAATTGCGGCATCTTCTACCCGCCAACAATACTCACATTCGGGTGGGCGAATACCGTCTAACATCTGTTGCCTAATACCTTTTTTAAAACTAGAATTATGTAAAGCACTTGGATCTTTTTGTATTTCTTCTATTGATACTAAATGTGTATCAGGATGGTGACAACTATGATTATGCCCGTTTTGTAGATGCAGAGTTACTTGCTTCCATTTTGCTAAACAAAATGAAGAACTAATATCATCTAATTTCTTTTTTGTATCTTTATTATTCATCTCTTTGAAATACTTCTTTTAACCAATCAAAATCATTTATCTTCCTAAGGTTATCAATATTATCGCAATTGCTAATACCAAAATCGCGGCCAGCAATGGCTCCCCTGATTGCGTCAGTGCCGTATTCTTGCTCGTGCCCGACGGACGTCCATATATCCAATCTTCGTTCTGTTTCCTCATCAACTTGACCTCTAATAGTTTTACTCGATAACTTAACACATTCTCTAAATGCGCTCTTCCAGGTATTAAATGAATCTGTGTTAAACATCGTTACGTTTGCTACTTCTTCTACTGCTTTAAATCTATTACTAATACTTGTAGTCATATCAGCAGTATCTGTTCTCATATTTAATGTAGAAATTCTTGGTAGTAGTTTTACTCCACCGTAACCGTATTCTAAATCATTAATAGGGTTACGACTACGCCAAACGTGTACAGTATCGTAATCCCAAGCCAATACGTGATAATCAAAATTAAAATCATCTACAATTTGTGCGTCACCGTCTACAACATAAAACATATCAGTTTCTGCTATTGTTGCTGCTGCGATATGTGCCTGGTGAATTCCTTTTACACCGTGTACACGTTTTGCTCTCGGAAAACGTGTTAATAAATCATCATAATTTTTTTGAGCATTTGGTTCTTCGTAACTAATAAAAACAATATCGTATTCTACACCGACAGGAATAGTTGCAACTATGTCAATTTCTTTTTTATTAACATAAAATCTATTTTTAAACTCTCGTTCTGTTATATCTGTTTTTTTAGAGAATAAACACAATCCATCGTAATGTTCTCCATTTTTAAAAACGTGAACATAGTGATCGTCCCATTGTGTTGCCCTATAAGAAAAATCAAAATCATCTGCAACTATTACATCATCCCAGACTGCCCAAAACATTTTAGTAAACGATTCTTTTTTTAAATCGGAGTAACCTTTTAAATTATCTATTCGCTGAGCAGTAGGGAATCGTGACTTGAACGTTTGCCAACGTTCGTTATCTATTTCACCTCTGCTAATATAAAACAGATCATAAATCATCAGGCATCCTATAATATGTTTCGTTTAAAGAAATTGTTTCGTCATACAACTCCAAAATGTATTTGCTTTGGTCTGGTTCTAAATATGGCCAATCTAATCCTAACTCTATTTTAATTTTTTCGCCTAATTCTTTTACTTCTTCTTCAACGTTAGTAATAGGTGTCACAGACGCATTATAAACGTCTCTAAGCACTTCAAAGTCTCTAACTTGTACGTAGTCCCAGTCTGTACAATTCGTCATATATGCGCCTTGTCGTGCGCCTAAGATAGCATATATACCATTCTCTGCGTGTGAACCAACTGTTGCCCATTGTTTTAATCTATGTGTGTTGTGCCACCAAATATGTTTGGTAATTTCCTGTGGTGGAACTTTAACGCCATCTAACAATGTCATTTTAACACCTTCACGGAAGCCAGCACGCCAAGCCTGAAACGGACTACCTGTTATAATACTATCACTGTATACTTTTGGAAAGTTACGATATCCATCTTCCCAACAAAAATCAACCTGTGCTCTCTCGCTATCTGCGTTTTCGTGTGTACGCATATTAAGGACGAAATCCTTCTTCCAAATTTTTAATCCGCCGTTTCCATAACGTAGCCCGTTAATACTATTGCGGCCACACCATCCATAAACTTGTATCTTAGGATCGCTCATATCGAGTTCTAAATTAAAGAAGTCGTGTCTTACGATATTATCAGCATCTACAGTTATAAACCAATCTGTTTCGCTCATTTCTGCTGCCATTTTATGTGCGTGGTCTGAACCTTTAACTCCGTGTACCCGCTTTGCCCACGGCACTTTACTACATAAATCAGCATAATGCTCTTCTGCGTTAGGCTCGTCGTACGAAAGAAATACTACATCAAATTCCGCTATTTTCATCTATAATCTCTAACAAATATTTTTTAAAAACTTTTTTAGTGTATATACTGAACTTATCAGGAAGGTTGTCAATTACTATTGATTTTTTATTTCCAACTATTTCCTGTATAGGAAATCTAATAAGTTTATGTATAACGTGCGGATCGTTTTTGTCGCATACGAAAAAATTTATCTCTGTTGTAGGCTTAATATATAAAGATCTTTGTTGATCTTGCTCAAAAAATCGTTTAGTCCCTTTGTAAATTTGAGATAATTCAATATCTAGCACCTTTGTTAATTTATTATATGTTAAATATACTTCTGATATCTCAGCGCCTCCAAATCGGACAACAGGTATTTGGTAAAGGATTAGCTCTTTTTCTGCTGATCGAGTTTTAGAAATAATGTTTATTTTTTGTGTAAAAGGATCAACAACACACTGATGCATTTTCACTTTTCCGTCGTCAATGTCTATTAATAATTCTTTTTTAATAGGTATGACATTAGGTTCGCCTTCAAATGCAGATGCTGGGCCAATACTTATAAAGGTTCCTGTTGTGGTATTATACTTGGCGGCATATTCAGGCTCAACGTATTCAAAATTAGCCAACCATTCGTCAAAGTTTTCTAGTTGATCTTCCACGCTATTTCTTCCAATAATCGTATGTCACTATCTTTTAATAATTCTTTTTCAGTATAATGAACAATATCTGTTTGTTGGTAATTTCCTATTTTAATTTCACCGTTGGTATTTAGATAAAACCCTACCTTATCTGTTACATTAGGTGACGGTGAGGGGAAATTCTGTACGGCGCCTTTCATATGTACCACACGTGGAAATTCCATCGGGTATGCTATATCGTCTGTTATATCAAGAATTTTTGCAGCCAAACTAAATGCTTCGTCTGTTCCTAATACCTTAG